ATCAGCAATGTTCCATAGAAGATATCTGTCATTGTTCAAATACTCTACACAAGTCTCTAATGTCTTGCGGAGAAAACCTTCTCGCCATGCATCATACTGTGAAAACTTCTTATATGATTGCTCAGGGTCTTCAGAGTAAGCTTCTTTTGCAAAGTATGGTGGAGATGTAAAAATCATATCTAACTTACCCTTGTACTTTTGAAATTTGGGGTCGTTATGAATTTCTTCTGAGCCATGTTGAAAGATTTCGTATGTGTGTGTCTTTGGAAACAAACCAGTCGCTCGATATGTCTTTGTGTTAAAGAAATCAGCAAACTCATGGTACTTTGTGCGGCCAGGAGTTGTTGAATGGTCTGTATTTGGATCCGTGCCGATGTAATGGATGTTTCTTTCATCATCAACAGATAGAGCACCCAGCAATCTACCGCCCCAACCGGAAGATGGATCATAGATGTTAATTTGTTCTTGCGTTTTGATGTGATCTGTATATCTCTCATACAAATACTTTGCAGTCAAAGGTGGAAAGTTAACTGCATACTGACAGAATGAAATGCGAAATGCCTTTAGACCAAGAGGAAATAACTTCTGGCCTTTTTCATAGATTCGAATACGAAACAATTGTGCATCTTTGTGTTCAACATTCGTTGTGCAATTAGCAGGAATTAATTTAGGATTACTTGCTTGTAGTTGCAACAATTCATCTTTAGTAATTCGCAAATATGTTTGGTCTTTTAACTCTTCATTGTAACCAGTATACTCTTTATCACCTGCATTAGGTTCTATCCAGTAATCATGTGTGCCATATGCTCTTGCCTTAGTTTCAAACCAATGTAAGAATTCATTTGTCGATGTAGCTCTAAATCTAAATGAACCAATTTCAATCACTTGATTTAATTTAATCGGTGTTGAATAGTGATAGAACGAATCTCTTTTGAAGTGCCGTGATGCATAAGTGATGAAGGTATTCAACAATTCATCTTTGGCAAAGTAATCATAGATTGATTTGCCACTATTCACATCTGCCGTGTAGTTGATGCGAGTTTTCATCATGGTTGGAAACCATTGATTTACCGCATTACCAACTACACTTGTGTTGCGAATAACATCTGCATTGCCTGTAAGTTCATCTTTAACAAGGAACTTGTGTACAGGAAAAGAAGTCATCTCATTAAACTGATCAATGATTTCTTGTTCGTCATATCCAACTCTTGGTGGTTGACCTTTTTCATCCCACAGAGACACGATTGTTTTACGAAGTTGAATAGCCCAATCACGAAATTCTTCTATGCTCATGGCAAGAATTTCTTCAAACTTTTTGTTTGATTCTGATTCTAGTAATTCTCTATTCTTTTCGTAAAAGTATTTCATTATTTTCCGTTTTCAATTTTATACACAACACCTGGAATATTACCATCAGCCCAACTTATATCGCTTACATTAATCATGCCGTTCTTCTCATAGAACCCTCGAGCTCTAGGATTCTCTGCACGGACAGTTAACCAAACAATTTTATGCATTGAGAAAAACTCTTTCAACACCTTTGTTGCGTTACCTGAACCTTGTTCAACAGTAACAATCTGCCCAATGTGTGCATCACCTTTTTGTGCTTCTACTTTACCTATTTTTTGTTTTCTCTTATAGACACCAAACACAATCACAACACCATCTTGTAGAATAACATTGTTTGTTTCAATTTTTCGTTTGAGATAATCTTGCCGTATATGAGGAAAGTAAGCCTTTCTATACGGTGCGAATATAGATTCTATCACAGATAAGTCATCAATAGTGGCAATTTTCATTTTTTATTTCCCATTTTTTTGGCATTTTTATTAATTCTAACAATTTGTTTTACCATCTTCTCTTGTCTTTGTCTTGCCATTTGTACTGCCAAAGGCCCTACATGATCAACAAACTTAACACCATTCATATGATCTAACTCATGTAAGAAACATCTTGCAGTTAATCCTTCCATTCTGATTTGTTTAAATGCACCTGTCTCATCATAAAATTCAACATCACACCAAGTTGGCCGGTCAACTTTCAAATACATGGCAGGAAAAGATAAACAACCTTCATTGCCTTTTAATATTTCTTCTGATTGAGCAATTACTTTTGGATTGATACAAGCGATTTGAAAATGTTCTGTTCCAATAATAAACACTCTCTGAAAAATGCCACATTGATTTGCTGATAGACCAACTCCACCATAGAGTTTCATTGTCAGCTTCAATCTTGCAACAAGGTTTTTCATTGTTGGATTTGGTAAAGCTTCTTTATATTCTGGAATAGGAACACTTAGCATTGGATGATTTTCACCATACAATCTTAATTGTTCTATTTTTTCTTCAGTTACAATACCCGTTGTGGTATCAATTGTTAAAAATTCACTCATTTTAATATCCTTGAAAAATTGGCAACTTTCTCAAATCTTATAGTTTCGTAAAATTTATCATTATAAATGTCACCTTTAGGCGATATTACAAACACACTTGTGTTATCATCCATATTATTAATTAAACCTAAAAAGTTATCAATCGCACTATGATCCAAAGCACTATCAATAATTTCATCCAATATTAACAGATTTGTATTAGATGAATTTTTCAATTTAGCTATAACCCTCCAAGTAAATAAAAGAGCTAAATTTATTTTAGATTTTTCACCTTCAGAGAAATTATTATAAGTAAACTCATCTCTGTGCCTAGATTTAATAGTCTCTTTGAATGATTCGTCAAGGTTAAAATTAACAAAGAAATCCAAGGAGGCTAAATACTTATTGACCAACTTGTTTATGATTGGTAAATACTGTTTAATAATCTTGGTTTTAATGCCTGTGTCTTTCAACAAGCCAGAAGCAACTTCATAATATGTTTTATCTTGTATTAATTCTTTCAACTCTTCTTGCAATATAGACAGAGAATCCTTTAATTCTTTTAATTCTTGCTGTTCTTTCTCTGACACCACCTTTGATTGCTTAAGCTCTTCAATTTGTTTCTGTAGCTTAGTAATATATTTGTTTGTTTCGGTTATAGAAGTATTGTTTGTTGCAATCTTAATTTGTAGTGCTTGAATTTTCTTCTGCACTTCTGTAATTGTATTGAGCTTGTATTGCTCTGCCAATAACTTCTTCTCTAATTCTGAGAGTCCGTGTTCACACTCAGCTGCCTTGGTTGTAAGATTGGCAATCTCCGTTTCCTTAAACCCCATGGCAATGGTTTGCCTGCAGGTTGGACAATCGTCATTATGTTGAAAGAAACTGATATCCTTTCTATATTTGGATACTGTGCTTTCAATTTGCGATTCAAGCTTTGTAATAGTCTTGAGTTTATTCTCAACTGAAGTCTTCTCTTCCACAGAGGTTTGGTGTGTGGCAACTTCTGTGATGAGGTTTGCAGTCTCGTCATGTAAGGTCTGTATAACACCCTGATTATTTTGTATCTCTTCATCATATTCATTTACCTTGTCATCATTGTTTTGCTTTAACTCTTTGATGTATTTTTCTTGCAACTCAAACTTCTGACGAGACAAGTCAATGTCATATTTTTTAGATGTAGTTGAATCTTTGTTACCAGATAATTTCTCTCTAAGAATACCATTCATTGTGGAGAAAATTTGAATATCTAACAAGTCTTCAATGATTGCTCTGCGGTCAGAAGCTGACAATTGCATGAATGGAACAAATGATGCCGAGCCAAGAATAACAATCTGTGTAAATGATTTGTAATTTAATTTGAGAATAGTCTTCTCAAGATATTCTTGATAATCTTTCGCAGCAGCATCTTGATTTAACAACTCACCATTTTGATAAATTTCAAAGACATTTGGTTTAATGCCTCTAATAACTTTATATGATTTGTTATTTGTGTCAAACTCAATTTCAATAACACAATCTTTGCCGTTGATTGAATTCAGTAAACTAGGTTTATTGATGTTACGAAATGCTTTACCAAATAACCCAAAACACAATGCATCAAGCATAGTTGATTTTCCAGAACCATTTTCACCAACCACAAGTGTGTTCTGATTGTTGTCTAACTTTATTTCAGTAAAATGGTTGCCGGTGCTTAACAGATTTTTCCAACGCACATAACGAAATGCTATCATTCAGTTTTTTCCGTATTCAATGCCTCAATGTAAAGTTCTCTCATCAGAGTTTTTAGTTTATCACTCTCAACATTCAAAGTTAAATTATCAATATATTTTCCGAGAATAGTAATCGTGTCTTCAGCTTGATCAATGATTTCTTGGTCAACATCAATGAGTGTATCAGTAAAGTCTTCCACGATTGACAAATCTGCAACACCTGCCTTATAGATGTTATCTAATACACTATCAAATAAAAATGGATTCTGTTTATTAAGTACAACCACTTTAACAAAACAATCCTTTAGTGGCGCATAGTCATAGTTTTTCCATGCCTCAAAATCATTACTTGAATCATCATACATGATTTTATGAAACATCTTATATGGATTCAAAATGAATTCAAATTCTCGTGTCTCAGTATCAAACACATGAAATCCTCTTGGATCGTTATAATCAGCCCATGTCATTTCGTATTGATTGCCAAGATATGTGATATTGCCACTTGTTGACTTGTGGTGAAAGTGACCAGACAATACGATATCAAATCTTTCAAATAATTTTCTATCTAATCCTTCGTGACAGATATTGCCTCGATCCATTTCAAAACCTGCAATCTCAAAATGCCCAAATATAACTTCAACAGGTGCAGTCTTCAAAAACCCCATAGACTGTTCATAATTGTCTTCACATATCCAAGGCA